CCTTGGTCTGCTGCTCGTCGCTGCCGGATGCGGTTTGGCGGTGGCCGGGTTGTACCGGTGGGCGGCGGTCGGCGTGTCCGGTGTGGTGGTGCTGGCGGGTTCGTCGCTGGCGGCGTACCGCGCCGGGCGGGCCGGTTCCGGGTGAGCCTGTTCAGCCGACGCAGCTTCGGCGGGGTCACCGCGGCTGATCTGATCACCCGCCGGCCTCCGGCGAGAACCGGTGCGGTGCGGGTCAGCAACGACACGGCGATGCGGCATTCTGCGGTGTGGGCGTGTCTGCGGCTCCGCGCGGACATGGTGTCTACGTTGCCGCTGGATGTGTACCGGCGGGTCGGCGGGTTGCAGGTGGATGTATCGGTGCCGCCGGTGTTGGTGGATCCGGGTGGGGCCCGGTGGGATTACTGCGATTGGATGTATGCCAGTCAGGTGGATCTCGACCGGGCCGGCAACGCCGTAGGATTGATCACGGAGACGAACTCGTTCGGGCTGCCTTCGCGGATTGATTTGCAGCCGATCAGCGCGGTGAATGTGGTGGAGACGAAGAAGACCGGGGTCACGTACCGCATCGACGGTGTAAAATATCCGCCGGAGAAGGTTTGGCATGAGCGGCAGTATCCGGTGGCGGGTCTGCCGGTGGGTTTGTCCCCGGTGGCTTATGCGGCGTGGTCGATCGGGGAGTACCAGTCGATTCAGCAGTTCGCGTTGGATTGGTTTGCCGGCGGCGGAGTGCCGAAGGCGAAGCTCCGGAACACCGCGCGGACGATCACTCCGGCGCAGGCCGCGGAGGTGAAGGACCGGTTCAAGGCGTCCGTTCAGGGCGGGGATCTGTTCGTGGTCGGCTCCGACTGGGAATATGATATGATCCAGTCGCAGACGACCGGATCGGAGTGGTTGGATGCGAAGAAGTACGGGGTCACGGATATTGCCCGGTTTTTCTCCTGTCCGGCGGATCTGATCGAGGGCGCGGTGTCGGGGCAGTCGGTGACGTATGCGAACATTTCCCAGCGGAACCTGCAGTTCCTCATCATGAATCTGGGTCCGGCAGTGTTCCGCCGGGAGAAGAACCTGTCGAAACTGCTGCCCCGGCCGCGGTATGTGAAGCTGAATACGTCGGCTCTGCTGCGGATGGATGATGAGACCCGCGTGAAGGTGATCTCGGCGCGGATCGCCAATAGGACACTGGCGCCGTCGGAAGCGCGGGAGTTGGAGAACCTACCGCCGCTGACGGAGGAGCAGATGGCCGAGTTCGACCGGTTGTTTGGATCACCTCGGACGCAGCCGACCGCAGCGGCGACGATCGGCTCATGACCTGCATCGTCGGCATTCAGACTGCCGGCAGGGTGATCCTCGGTGGTGACAGTGCCGGCCTATCCGGCTGGGTCCGCACCCACCGGGCCGATCCGAAGGTGTCCCGGATCGGCGCCTATCTGATCGGTTTCACTACCTCGTTCCGGATGGGGCAGATTATCCGCTATGCGGACCTACCGAAACCGCTGGATCGCGAGGGTGACGATCTGGATCGCTTCATCATCACGGAGTTCGTCGATGCGGTCCGTGCGGTGTTGAAGACTGCGGGCTTCGCGACCAAGGATAAGGAAGTCGAGACGGGCGGCACGTTCCTGATCGGTGTCAGCGGCAGGCTCTACAAGATCAGCGATGATTACCAGGTCGGCTGGTCCCATGACGGCTATGAGGCATGCGGCGTCGGATGGGAGATCGCCTACGGTGCGCTGCACGCCACCCGCGGGCTGAAGCCGGAGACCAGGATCCGGCGCGCACTGGACGCAGCCGCACATCACTCCGGCGGGGTGCATCCACCGTTCACGATCCTGACCAGCCGGGATGGCGGTTGAGATGCCCTGGCATATCGAGAAGGGTGGCGGATCCTGCGCCGCCAGCGAATGGGCTGTGATCAAGGACTCGGATGGTTCGACCGCCGGGTGTCATCCGACCAAGGCCGACGCTGAGGCGCAGTTGGCTGCCTTATATGCGAACGAACCGGAGGCGAGCATGCCCGACAGCGAAGCCCTCACGGCGTTGAAGGAGGCCGGGCAGCGGCGGGCCGAACGGTTCGAACGCGAGGGGGTGCTTGTCGGCGGACAGGTCCGCGGCGGGATCATGCTGCCGAACGGCGGAGCCCGCCGGGTGTCAACCAAGGACATGGGCGCCCCAGCACAGCTGCGGGCCACGAAGATTGCCCGCGACGGCAAGCAGTTCTACCGGCTTGAGGGCTACTACACGGTCTATGAGCGCGGCTATGAGATGTGGGACTGGGCCGGCCCGTACACTGAAATCGTCTCCGCGGGCGCCGGTGAGGCCACCACGAAGGCCAGCCCTGATGTGGTATTCCTGACCAACCATGCCGGGTTGGCGATGGCCCGCACGGTCACCGACCCGCCTACCCTCGAACTGTGGTCCGATGAGGTCGGCGGCGGGAACCGGGCATGGTTGAACCCGACCCGGCAGGATGTGAAGGATCTGGTCGCTGCGGTTGAGGACGGGACGATCACCGAACAATCGTTCGCGTTCATGATCGAGTTGGGGCAGTGGTCTCCGGACTACACCGAGTTCCGGATCAACGAGTACGACATCGACCGCGGAGACACGTCTGCGGTCAACTACGGGGCCAACCCGTATACGAGTGTGGCGGCGCGCAGCCGGGAGATCCTGGACGCGCTCGAGTATTTGCCGGCCGGTGCCGCACGTGCGGCCCTGGACCGGCTGAGCCACCGCGCCGACCTCGCCGAGCAGCGGAAGACTGCGGTGCTGGTCGGGCGGGGCAGCATCGCCAAATACGAGGCGATGCTCGCCGAGAAGGACTGAACAATCCCACGACCCCGGCTCCTGCGGCGGATGACCGCAGGGAGCTTCGCTCGACCGCGAACCGGAGATTCGGTGGCTGTCGCGCGCAGTGGACCCCATCCATCACTGTGCACGGAAGGCAACCGACGCATGCCCACCATCGACGACCTGATCACCTCCATCGAAGTGGAGATGGAACAGACCAAGAAGCGGTACGAACGGGCCACCGCCGAGGTCCAGACCATCCTCGCCAAGGCCAAGGCTGACGGCCGGGCCAACCTGTCCGACGAGGAGGACGCCGACTGCGAGACGGCGTTCAAGACCCGCGACAAGGCCAAGGTCGACATCAAGGGGATCGAGAACAAGCTCGCCCGCGCCCGGAAGGTGAAGGCCGAGGAGGCCGACGTCGAGCTCGGCCTGCTGGAGCGCAAGGCCGATCCGGTCACCGCCGACGGCCGCAAGCCGGCCTACGACCGGGTGATGCGGGTTGGGCAGGAGGAGCGGACCTACCACAAGGGCAACACCCGCAAGGGCGGCCCGTTCATCCGTGACGTCATCAAGCAGTTCCTGTACCGGGACATTGAGGCCGAGCAGCGGCTCCTTCGGCACATGCAGGAGGAGCGAGTCGAACGCGGCGAGTACCTGGAGCGGGCGGCCGGCACCGGTGCATTCGCCGGTTTGACGGTGCCGCAGTATCTGACCGACATGTACGCCCCGGCGGTGGCGAACCTGCGGCCGTTCGCCGACGTCTGCAACCACCACGATCTGCCCCCGGACGGGATGACCGTCAACATCTCCCGGATCACCACCGCGACCGGTGTGGCCGTGCAGGCGTCGGAGAACTCGGCGGTGCAGGAAACCAACATCGACGACACGCTGCTCACCGAGAACGTGCAGACCGCCGCCGGGCAGCAGACCCTGTCCCGGCAGGCCATCGACCGGGGTACCGGCGTGGAAGAGATCGTCATGGACGACCTGTTCCGCCGGTACGCGACCGCGCTGGACTCCACCCTGGTCACCCAGGCCACCACCGGCCTGGACGCGGTCGCCGCGACGCAGACGTACACCGACGCCACCCCGACCACGGCGAAGATCTACTCGCAGATCATCGGCGCGGCGGCCACCGTCGAGGGCACGCTGCTCGGGTTCGCGTTGCCGGACATCGCGGTCATGCACTCCCGCCGCTGGTACTCGATGCTGTCGGCGGTCGGACCCAACTGGCCGATGATCTACACGCCGAGCTCCCCGGTGCCGGTGAACGCCACCGGCGCGCAATTGTCGGAAACCTACGGCAAGGGCGTCCGCGGCGTTCTGCAGAACGGCCTGTCCGTGGTCGTGGACAACAACGTGGCGGTCAACCAGGGCACCGGCACCAACCAGGACCGCATCTACGTCGCCCCGTC